ATGCCCACCTTCTTTGTTAGTAATAGACGCTTGGAAAACATATACCGTGTGTTTAGTTATTATCTTAAACCTAGTAAGTATGTGTGTTTGCGAGTAGTTGTGAGCTGTACACGAAATGACCAGTCAAACGGGCTAAAGCCTACAGACGCTTGGAAGTACAAACTGCGCTTTATTTAATAAAGCGCAGTTCATTAACTTATTTGCACATAAGAATGAGGGCTCACAATGGCTGATATAGAAGTAAGACGCAGTTCAAACACGGAAATGATTGCTAATGAAGTCCAATGCCAAGGGGTGGGGGCACGGCATAGCGATACTCGATCTCTCCCAAGGGGGGGAGGTTACCTAGATATCTGCACTACTTTTGAAGTTTCAGAAAAAAAATCTCGCGATCCGCGGATTAGTGAATTGCACGATATGGGGATTAGTGGTTTCTGGCGAAGCTTGGCCGAAGACATCGGTTTTGATGCTTTTCTTGTGGTTTGGGAAAGCATGAGCAACCAAGCATTAAACAGTGATGATGGCCATCGCGTTTATGTGCCTCGATATGACGCGTTTATGCGATATCAACGCAACAGGTTTATTGTCGCATTGGCGGGTAATGGGCTTAAGGCTAAAGAGATCAAAGAACAGGTCATGCACGCGCTAGGTGACGACATCACTACGAACCATATTAGTCGATTAATTAGGCAATATAATGCTAATTAAGTAGTCGTTCTTCCCCCTTATTTTGCTTGTGTTGACCTGTTTTAATGTTCAACATGGCTAAAAACCGCGATTTAAATTCCCCTCTGACATCGGTCAGCTTTTCATGCCCAGAATGTAGGCATAAATTCGCCGTGTCTCCATCCAAAATTGAAGACGCTCCTGAACGCGATCATGCCTATCAATATTTTGCTGATTGCCCTGAATGTGGCACTGAATCTGGTCAAGCGTCATGGGAAAAGGCGTTAATGGCCTCATATGGCAAACATACAGGCCCCAAAACCGAACAAGGCAAGCAGAACACTACTGAAAACTTAGCCGGACACCCAACACCAGAAGAGACCTTGCGAACTCGTTTTAATGCGATGAAACATGGTTTAAAGGCGCGTGTTGCTACTTATTTCCCTGCTAAGCCTGGTCAATATCCACATTGTGCTAGTTGCCAGATTGATTGGGATGATTGTCGACCGCAAGTTGCTTGCATGAAACGTACTGAATTGTTTATGCGTCATCAAATAGCGTTCGAGTCGCGTGATCCATCATTATTGTTAGATATCCGGTCTGATTTGCAGTCGAATATTCAGGCGATCATTGATGACATCATTTTAGCGATTGCAAGTGATGGGGTAGCCCTGAAAACACCTAAATATTACATCGATAAAGAGGGTAAGTTTCAACTAGCCGAATACACTGGCACTTATGGAGATAACATTATTATTGAAGAGGTGAACGCTCATCCATTATTAAAAGTTTTATCTGAATTTATTTCACGTAATAGCATGTCTCTGGGTGATATGGGCATGACAGCCAAAGTGGTCGAGGGTAATGATGTGGTGATCGGTCATCTTTCTGAACAAAAAGAAGATCGCGAAACCTTACTTGGTTACCAGAAGCAACAAACTGAACAAATGGCTAATTTGCAGAAACTGATCGAAAACTCACAACGCAGAGTAAAGGACGATCCCTTTGTAATTGAGCATAAAGGTGGCTGAACGGGTTAACAAGAAAAAACGTATTGAGCAGGCCAGCATTGCTGAGCGTGAAATATTGCGTTTCAAAGATGATCATGCACTTTGGCATAAACACATTCACAACGTTGAATTAGACTCGATGCAAGTGCTCAAGTGCATCGAAATGGACCAGCACAAAAACACGGTTGATTTCTCTTGCCGGCGAACGGGTAAAACCGCTGTAAAAGAGATGTATTTATTGAAATACAATGCGGTTAATGGTGATCAATCACTTGGTATTATTGCCCCGCGTGAAAAACAAGCACTGACGAACCTGAATTATCATCTTGATGCCATTCGACGTTCACCCATATTGGATTCTTACTTGATGTATCGCTCTGGTCGTAAACAGATGTCAGATACGCGCTACCAGTTTGATAACCGTTCAGGTGCCGAAGCTTATGGCATCATGGCTCAAATTGATGGTGATGACTTAACGATTGCCAGTATTGAAGAGGTTGATGATTTACCTGCAGACCGTTTGAATTCACGTTTCTTACTAACAATGGGTGCAAATCGTCGATTAGGTGCTAGTAAAACGGCCATTAATGACCCACAACTACGCATAACCGGAGTTTATAAAGGTGCTGACACACTCACTGAAATGATTGATGGTGGCCTTTACCACGTATTGCCAACGGTCAATATGTATCTTGGGCTTGAATTGGGAATTTTAGACGAAGCCTTTGTTATGCGAATGCGTACACAACTCTCACCAGATGAATACCTTCGTCAATTATTGTGCATGAATATCTCTGCCAGAAACTTGATATGGGAAAAACACGTAAGACGTGCGATGTCTGTCGGCTTAGCTGCCAGCATTAAATTAGCCGAACCGATGCCAGGCATGAAATACAAAAAACGCGGCATGATTTCGTTTGGTTACGATGCCGGTGGTCATGGTGAAGACCCTTTGTCATCAAAACATTCATTAGTGGTGACTGAACAGATTGGTAACTTTACCTGCATTATTTTTGCTAAAACATGGTCTGCAGGCGCCGATGATGGCGTGGTTAAGAAAGATTTAAAAGGCTTTTGGGCGTATTTCATGCCTGATTTTGCTATGGGTGATGCCTATGGTGTTGGCATGCTCACTCAACTTAACGATGAATTGTATGCCGAAGGCTTAACGACTATCGACCGGCGGAGCATTGGTGATGGCGATAGCACGGCCAGTACCTGGGGAGAGTGGGCTTTTTCTCCGATACGGTTCGAAGGCATGACCAAGCATTCAATGGCACAAGCGTTACGAAGCATTTTCCACAATAACCAAGCAGCCATTCCGTATTTTGATGATAGCGACACAACGCCCGAACTGGCAGACATTAAAGAATTAGTCAGGCAACTCCCCAACATCATTCCAGTACAAACAAAAACCAGTTACGCCAGTTATAAGCGGGCTAATACCAAGATGGGTGACGATTTATTTGATGCGGCAATGGCCAGCGTGTGGGGATTAGTTACTCAAGGAATTTGCAGCATTCAAACCGTGATTGCACAGCGCACTCAAACACGTGAACAACTAATGGCTGCGCCTGCAGCTGGAACAATAGGATATCGTTGATATGGGCATAATTTCTTCATTTAAAAACATGTTCGGTCGAACAGAATCACCTACTACACAGCAAGAAAACCCATTGCCAGGTGACAGGTTCCCATCCACTGAACGAGGTAGTCGTTCGACGCCTGAAAATGGCATGAAATACTTATATCGTCAGATGTGGGTTGATCCTGATCTTCGTCAAGCCATACTTGATTTACGGGACATGGACCGCGTGGATGGCCGGATTAAAAAGATCCATAAACGCATGGCGAACACGGCTGTAAAAGGTGGTCTTAAGCTTAAAATAACGAGCCAAAATAAACGCATTATTAAATTATGGAAGGCATTTGAGGCTCGACTACATCTCGACAAACATCAAAAGCTATATTCAGATGCTAGAGCCTTGGCAATGGAAGGAAATCTACCACTCCAAGTTGTCATTGATGGACATAATCGTGTTGCCGGCGCGGTGCGAATGCCTTCTGAAACGATATTGCCAATCGTTGATCGGAATGGTCAGTTTAAAGATGTTCATCACGCTTACGATCAATATGATTTAACAACCGGTCAAGCGATGGCCTCGTTTGCGTTATGGCAACTGCAAATAGCTAGACTTGATCCAGATAGCTTTGACGATATGGGCGCGATGGGTAGACCGTATTTAGATGCTAACCGTGAAGTATGGAAAAAGCTACGCATGACCGAGCAGGATTTAGTTATTCGTCGTCGTCAGCGCGCACCGCTACGTATGGCACACGTGCTTGAAGGTGCTACAGAAGAGGACTTGAAAGCATATCGAGAAACCGTTGAAGCTGAACAGGGCGAAATCACCACTGATTATTATTTGAATAAAAAAGGCAGTGTTACTGCGTTGCAAGGTGACGCTAATCTCGACCAAATAGCCGATGTGGCTTATTTACTTGATACGTTTTATGCAGGTTCACCAGCGCCGAAAGGCCTATTCGGTTACACCGGTGATTTAGCGAGAGACATACTTGAAGACTTAAAACGAGATTATTTCGACGAGATAGATTCGATGCAAGATATTCAATCATCAGTATATGACCAAATATTTCGATTAGATTTATTACTCAATGGCATTAATCCTGATCAATACAGTTTTAGCGTGGTATTCAGTGAACGTCGTACCGACACACCAAACCAACGTGCTGATCTGGCATTGAAACACCGAGCTATAGGTGTGCCATTTGAATCAGTTTGGGAAACAGCAGGACTTAATCCGTCAGAAATATTGGCACAACGAAAAGCCGAACTAAATAGCAATAATCCATACCCTGAAGAAACCGATGATCTCGGCGGTGATGTGAGTATTACACCAGGCAATCAGCCAAAAGGTGAATCAGCTACAAGCATTAACAATGGCTGAAAATAACCGTACCAAAGTAAAAGCGGCAATTAAACGTGCATCTAATGTTGCGAGGCGTGAGGCTGACAAGTTAGATGGAAAAGCGCTTGATAAACTTACACAGCTTTATAAAAAATCAGCTGATGATCTTCGTCTCATTATTGAATCTTATGCTGGAACGGATGGAACATTGCGGCTTGAGGTGATGAACAATTTACTCGAGCAAACAAATCAACGATTAACATCTCTGCATCAAGCACGTGATCAACTACTTGACGATAAAATGATCGATGCGGCCACTTTGGCTGTGGTGCCTTTTCAGTTAACGGGTCCATCGATTGGTATTCCAGTCACACAAATTGCGAATGATGCTGTGCAAACTGTTCGTCGATTTATTGCTGAAGATGGATTGCAACTCTCTGACCGAATTTGGCGAATTGATAACCATGCTAAACAAGTGGTCGGTGATGCGATTCAATCTGCCGTTATTCAAGGTCATTCAGCCACCAAGGCCGCGCTTGATTTCATTTCATCGGGTCAATCAGTTCCTGGTGACATTGCAAGTAAAATGGCTAATGCCAGCGCGACAAGTGTCGGTAAAAATGCCGCTTCACAATTATTAAAAAAAGATGGCAGTCCTTATGCCAACGCACTTCGTTTATTTCGAACTGAAATTAATCGTGCTCATGGAACGGCATACCAAGCATCGGCTTTTAAACATCCCGATGTGATTGGAACACGTTTCTTGCTGTCACCGAATCACCCGCGGCTTGATGTTTGCGATATGCATGCCCGGGTCAACCGATATGGTTTAGGACCAGGTGTTTATCCTGAAGGTAAAAACCCATGGCCGGCTCACCCAAATACACTCAGTTATGTCGAAGCTGTTTTTAGTGATGAAGTAACTGCAGATGATAAAGCGGGTAAAACAGACCGTATAAGTTGGCTAGAGCAGCAACCCATTGAACGTCAAAATAGCGTGTTAGGGTTCAATAAAGGTTGGATGTTACGAGAGGGCAGATTAAGAGAAAATGCCATTAATACACCGTGGAATGTACTTAAAAAACGCCTTGATAAAGCAGGCGTGGATATGCCTGTTTTAGCGAATAAAGCAGTACCGCCGGCCGGCGTCGTTAGACCTTGGCGTGAAAATTCACAACAAGCGGTATGGCATGAAAGTAGCTTTTCAGAATCCACACTTATTCATGGCGCTATTAGTCGGCACGATTCTAAGTTTAAGGGCTTAATCGATGATCCTGGTCGCGGTGCATATTACTCAACAGCTCAAAAGAAAATACATGCTAGTCGTCCCATGGGTGGTGGAAAGTTTGAACGAAAAGATGTTGGGACTTGGCGCCACGAATATGGACATTTTCTTGATAATGTTATGGGTGCATCGCATTCAACCCCTACTTTATTTCGCTCCTCGTTACCTGATTTTGTCAGACCGATGACTTATGAGATAAAAGATATTATCGAGCTTTCTGGCTTTGGACGAAAAAGTAACAAACAAAGCGCACTGTTTACAGCCAATGCCAAGGCGATTAGTGATGCTTTAAATGATTTTGTGGAAGCTGGTGCTGATGGTCGCGCTCGCTTACTGCAAGAATTGGCACAGGATATTGGTGTATCGCTAGATGAGGTTAAGCAAAGTTTGTTAGCTGATACGTTAATCGATGTCGACTCAATGGGCGGGCAAATAAAAACAGCACAGTTGCTGACTGCAGTAAAAAGAAAAGATGTTTATAATTTTATGAACATCATTAGTGGCACCGATTATAAAGAAAGAAGAGGCACTTACGACAAAGGCTTAGTTGGTAAATTTTCTGATTTAATTGGCTCGGCATCTAAAAACAAATTAGCCGGTCATGGTCCTGGTGGCAATGGTGGTCATTCAAATAGCTATTACAAATCAACTTACGATCAGACAACGGAAGTATTTGCCAACTACACGGCTTTACTCGGCGCCAAGGAACCGTTTTGGCATAAGCTTCTGGTATACTTAATGCCAGATACCACCCTTAAATATAGGGAGATAATAAACAATGAGTGAACAACAAAAAGACAAGTATTTCACCGCTGCAGAGCGTTACTTCAACGCCTTTGGTTGGCCACCTCATTTCGACGGGTTGTCTAGCGAAGATGAAATGAACGACGACTTTATTAACAAGATCAACCTTGCTGTAGAGAACAATGATCCTGACATAGATTTAAGTGATTATTTTCCCAACGGTCGTAATTTATAATGATGACAAACTCCCAGCCCATTCAATCAATCAGACCACAAGTCCGTTGCAAGCAATGCCGAAGTGTGATTTTTGACGGCCAAGTTATCAAAAGCCGGATAGTGAAAATATTAGATATCGGTGCAGAAGCCAAATGCCAGTGTAAAAACTGGGTGACAGTACCTATTACTTATGGGTTGAATAAATAACCAAATTCCCCCCTGTTTTGCTTGACCAAAGTGATGATAATGCCTATCACTAACTAAAGGTAAAGCAATCGCGAAAAGCCACAGTTCTGAACATGGAACTGTGGCTTTTTTATTGGGGCGGCAATGGCTGACAAACTTCCACTATCAATCAAAGAACTTGATTTTGATTTGCTCAAAGGCAAGTCGCGCCGTATTACGATTACGTATGGACCCAAAGGCGGCGCTGGTTATGACTTAACCGGTTGGAAAGCACGATTTAAAGCCAAAGAACGTGCCGGTGATGACATTGCCATTATTAATTTAACTGAGACTGATGGTATTACGCTCAGTAGTGGCACCAACAATATTCAAATCATTATTCCAGGCACACCGACGGCTGATTTAGCGTTAAGCGAAATTCGTTATGGCTTTGAACTAGAAGATATAGACACCGTCGTTACGCCATTGTTAACGGGTGACATTTCACTCATTACGAGCGTCGTCTAATGACTGATTTAGTGATTAACAACGCAGTCGAACAGGTCATTGTGGCCGGTGCAAATGATGTGGTTGATGTCAATATTACCAACAACAACATTGTTATAGAGCGAGCCGACGATGTGACCTTAGAAACTATCGAAGTCAGTGTTTCGTTAAAACGTGATGATGTTTATTTCGATGTGATTTCGCCGGTGATTGAAGTTATTGAAGTTGCTCAACAAGGGCCTATGGGGCCGGCTGGTCCAGCAGGGTCGGGTGGGTCAGGTGATGTTTTACAGAATATTTTTGAACCACTAAATCAAGACAGCGCTTATCGAGGCGATTCTATTTTAGGAACGTTAACCTCAACAGCTGCTTGGATCATTGTGAAAATAAGCATTCAAGAGGATGGATCGGCACTTGAGCAGTTTGCTGATGGCAATAATGAATCAGTGCATGTTTGGGATGATAGGGCGCTTTATACCTATGCGTAATCCTCCAACAATAAACGATGGAATTCGACGTTTAACGCCTACAGAGCATAAAGAAAATGAGCAACGCTATCTTAATCAAATTCGCCCATCAATTTATGCAAGAAGTGCCGAGCGGCTAAGAATTAAACGCGAGGGAATGCTCTCGAAACGCAACTTAAATAAGAATAATTAACTTGAGGTATCAATATGAAATTTATATTTATTTTAATGATGATGTTCGCATCGATCGCTGTACATGCCGACAACAAATGGACGGTTGTACAAGCTCAAGGCGATGCGTTAGATGATCCAGACGCCTCTTTTTACACAATAGAATTTTCGGGGCACTACATTGCGTTATCTCGTACCCCTATATTAGATAGTGAGTTAGCTGCATTTAAAGCATTGACTGATAACGGGGCTAAGCGTGATTACAGCTATGGCGCTACGATTACATCAGCTACAGCACCAACATATGACCAACAATTAGGACTACTTACCGTTATTCAAAACATGTTATTAGCCAAAGATCCCGAAGTGTCATATGACGCTGTGAGTCGATTACTAAAAGCCCGAAGCGGAGCACTGAACGAGTTAGCTGTTATTAGAGCCAAGGTTGTTTTGATCGGAAAATAAGGCTGTAAACACTTAAAAACCAATTTTAATGGTTAGTGGCTTATTTCATAGCGTTACCACTGCTAATGTTGATTTAATTTATTTCCCCCCAAGTACAGGTGGCGGATTAACTCCCCAACAAGCCAGCCAACTCCAACAAATATGGGCAAATAGAAACCCATGGGAAATAACGAAACCAGTGACGCTAACGCCAAACACTTGGGGCGAACATGTTGGCAAACGTTTGCTGACTTTTTTGAATTTTTTAGGCTACAAATAACCATTATTCCCCCCTGTTTTGCTTGACCAAGCTGGGGAGAATAGGCACTGCTAAAAGGTATAACGCACCCGACAAGCGAAAAGCCTGGCAAATCACATTACGTGGTTTGTCGGGCTTTTTTTATGGACGGATTTTATGACACAACAACGCCACTTCACATTAAGCGAAAACGATTCTAAAGCGATTCGTTTTTTATCAGATCGAGTGGATGCTCGACTGTTAGGTGAAGATAAAACATCAACGGTTGTAACCATAACTCGCACCGGTACTTTTTTTGACCCGCGTTACGGTCAATTCGATATCACGCGTGAAATGTTGTTGAGCATGGTTAAAAACTTCGATGCTGGTGTGTTTGGTCAAGACATTGTGCTTGATGTGTCACATAAGCCTTCCGATGGCGCGGCTGGCTTTTTTCGCCGTTTGTTTCTGGATGGAAACAAGCTCCGAGGCGAAGTGGAATTAACGCCTTATGGTATCGATGCCATTAAAAAACGCGGTTTTATTTATTTATCAGCAGAGTTTAGCGACAACTTTCAAGATAACGAAAAACGCGAACAACATGGCCCGACATTATTGGGCGCAGCACTCACACCAAGACCCGTCATAAAGCATTTAGACCGGGTGCAATTATCTGAAGACGCTCTGGATGGGGCTCCGATGACCTTAATATCTGAACGACTTACAAAATTATTAAACGAGGATCTCAACGTGGATAAATTTAAAAAACTATTACTAGCCGCACTGGCTAGCTTTGGGCTTGATAACGCCGTTGCATTGCAACTGGCACAAGCATTTGAAACATCGGCCGCATCATTGGGTGATGATGAAGTCAAATTAAAAGCATTAGCTGCACAGTTTGAAGCAACGGGTAAAACCTTATCTGAAAGCATTGGCAGTAAAAATGTCACATTAAGCATTCAAAACCCAGAACCTGCTAAAGCAGGCTTAACTATGGATGATGTGACGAAGCTTCTAGCTGATAACGCTCGAACATTAGCAGAAACACAAACTGCGACAGCCAAAAAACTGAGTGATAACCAAGCTATTTTCAAAACGGCATTAGATGGTGCTGAAAGCTTAAAAGCCTTGGCTGAACCGCAACTTACTGCATTATTAAGTGCGGGTGATTTGGTGACGGGTGAAATGTCTGAAGATCAAGTTAAAGCTTTGGCACAACATCAAATTACACTCGGTTCACAAATGGCGATTAATCAGCAATTATCTGCTGTGGGTTACCAAGTGGCAGGCAATGCACGCATTACGATTGATGACAGCAACAGCGTTAAATCGTTGCAAGAAACGATTGATAAACGTCTTGGTTTATCTGATCGCAGTGATTCACAACGCTATTCAAACACGGGCGGTTCATTACAACCTGAAAACCAAAAATTGGTTGATAAGGTCCTTGCACAATTTGACCAAAGTAACGCGGCTCAACTTCGAGCTGAACATAAAATGCTAGCGGGTGGTGATGGTATTGTGTCTGATGTCGCTGTTCCGGCGGTGGTTGAACGTACCGTTATTCGTGAAGCATTGCATAATCTAGTTGGTTTACAGTTTGTTAACTCAGGCACGGCTGCCTTTGCATCATCATTATTGGTGCCATATAGTTATCGCGATCAAACCGCTGCAGGTCGAAACAGTACACGCCGTTATGAAGGTCAAGCGATTCAACGTGCGGGTGTTATTCAAACATCTGAAACAGCGTATCCAATTCCACAAAAAATCGCGTTTGAAGTATCAGATGAGCTTCGCTATTTAACCAGCAATGGCATGTTGGACTATAACGCACTCTCTGAAAACGTGATGAATGCAGCCCGTGTTATTGGCGAAGATACTGAGCATTTGATTTTTAATGAAGTATTAAATAGCTCGGATGAATTCGGTGCAGTAGAGGTTGTTAATGAAGTATTAACAGGCACAGATGGCACTAATCAGGTGTTTGTATTAGCTAACTTCCCTGTTGTTCGTCCGCGTGCGATTTTTGACTTGCAAGGTAATGCTATTGGCAACGTGGCCAACGCGGTTAAAGTTGAATTTGATGTCAGTGGTTACACAACCTTGCAAGCGTTTGACGGTTCAGGCTCGCAAACTGCTGGCAATTATTACGTGTTGGACTACAACTTGGGTGAAGTCTATATCGTTAACCAAGCAGGTGCGATTCAAAAACCTGCAGCCATTGATAATGTGCGTGTGAGCTACAGCTACTCAACGAATGGTTATGCCTACAGCACTGACTTTACGGGTGATGCTGATATTGCATGGGATAACTTCCTGTACCGCTATGGCAAACGTAAAAACGTGATTGAAGACGACCGTTATCACATGGCTAACTTCGGCTTAATGTCGGGCGCGGTGATGACTGAAATTGAACGTGCTAAACAGTTTGGTGCTAATAACGCACGTAATGGCACAAGCTTATCGACTGACGGTAATCTAGGTCGCGTTAAAGATGTACCTAACTTCAAAACATCAACACCTGGTCTAAACATGGGTGATCAACGCGTCGTTATCGGTGAACGTGGGCAAACACGTCTTCGCATGATGAAACCTTGGTCCATGGGTGAAATGCAAGATCAGAAAGATGCAAATGGTCGTTTCACAGGTAAGAAAGAAGCCTACGGCGATCAGTTCCTTGTTTTACACACACCAACGCAACTTAAAGCGGCCTACACATCAATTGTGTTGTATAGCGCTGCGGGTCGAGTTGCTCGGGTTAATCCGTAGTTAACGGGTTAAACATCGCCTCGGCTGCACGTTAGCCGAGGCATTGTTTGTAATGAATGAGGAACCAACCATGTCAGACATAATTGCAATAAAAAATGATGAAAAGATACCGCGTTATATCGGCAGCACGATGATAGCGCCTGGTGAAACAAAACACTTTCATAAAAGCACCTTGCCAGCCTATTTGCGTGAGCCTACCGAACAGGTAGAGCAAGCAGTGATTGAAAACCCATTGTTAGTGATTCTTGCTCATAGCATCAAGGACATTGCTGAGATATTTCCAACGCTAAGTGCTGAACAGTTAACAGAACTTGAAGCACTAGAGCTTGAAGGTGCTAATCGCTCAGGCCTTGCCAAGGCGATTCAAGAAGAACGTTTAAAACGTGCTGATTTGTCATTGAGTGATTCTGATGAAGGCGGTGAAGGACTCATCACTGGTGTTGAAGCCTATATTCGTGAGCATGAATAAGATGTCGCTCATTAACCAACTGACATCGAAGATCGTTATTGAAGCGCTACTTAGAAACGGTTATCCCGTTTTTGAGGGTGACTTCAATTTGACTTTGGTCGGTATTCGGTCGAATAACAATGATGCTAACGAATTTAACGATGTGTTGGTTGTCCTGTTTTCGGTCGGTATTTGCCAGAATATTCTTATCTTTCCGATAACAACGGACCCGGGTGTGTACTACCGAGAAAACCCGATTAATCCAGATGGTACGGCAATTGTTGTTCCTGGTCATTTTTCACGTTGTTGGAAATTAGGCTTACATCGAGGTCAATATCCTGCGTTAGTGCAGGTTGGGCCGATGGATGTTTATCGTGATGGCGACAGAGATAACAAGCTTGATTTCGACCCTAAATCCATTCAAAACGGCTTGTTCGGTATCAATCTTCACCGTTCAGCTAAAGACTACATTTCCAGCATCGTCGATCGTTGGTCTGCTGGGTGTCAGGTTATGGCTGATCCTGCTGACTTTGATGTGCTGATGGCGTTAATTGAAAAGTCGACAACACGCTACGGTGACCGATTCAGTTACACATTGTTAACTGAGGAGCAGCTTTAGCTATGAATAGTTGGCGTTATTGGCTTATTGCTTTTGGTTCAATTTGTCTATTAGCGGGTTATTACCTGCGAGACAGACAAGATAATTATGAACCAGCAATAGAGGTTGAGATGACAGTACAGCTTCAGGCCAAAAATAATTGTATTTCACTTTATGAGGCACAGGTTTAGTTATGAATTTAAATCCTTTAGCACCTATTTTCAGTATTGGCGAAAAGCTGATTGATAAATTAATACCTGATCCAGAAGCTAAAGCAAAAGCGACGCAAGAACTACTAGTTTTGCAACAGCAAGGTGAATTGAAGGCGTTAGAAATAAGCATGAGTGCCATTTTGGCAGAAGCACAATCACCTGATCCATGGACTAGTCGTGCACGTCCTTCTTTCATGTATGTGTTTTATTTTGTGTTGATCTTATTAGTCATTGTTGCTCCATTCGTCGGTATTTTTTTCCCTGAGCAAATGGCACAGTTCTATATCAATGTTAATGCTGGATTTAAGGCTATCCCTGAAACATTGTGGTGGACATTTACTAGTGGCTTTTTAGGTTATGCCGGCGCAAGGACTTACGAAAAAACAAAAGGAGTGACTAAGTGAGCGATGATATCGAGCGACTTAGATCGGACATTAATAACCAAATGAGTGCATTACGTGGCGATATAAAAGACATCTCAAAAGCATTATTGGAATTGGTTAGATTAGATAGCGTTATAAAAAATCAGGACATGTTAACCAAAAGGATTGGCACCCAAGTCGATGATCATGAAAATAGAATTCGAATTGGTGAGGTGAAAAACAGCGAACAGCAATCGCGCATCAGCAGCTCAGAACGTATCGTGTGGCTTATCGTCACCTCTGTTTTTGCATTAGCTTTTTTCTTTATTCGAGGCTAACCATGCCAGGCACATTAAGCTTTTCTGATTTACAAGCCGATCACAAAGCCGCGTTAGGTAGTGCTGATAGTAAATTTAAGTCAGCTAATAATGCCGATTATGAGCGACATTTGAATAATGCCGCCTTGGCTTTGTCACGTATTCGCCGGCGAACCTTGGTTGATACATTAACATTGGTGGCTGGTAAAAGTGATTATCCAGCCCCTAATGATTTAGTCTCGCCTAAAGTTTCAAGTTGGGGTCAGGGAAAACTTCAACCGTGGGAACCGGGTTACTGTAAGTTGCCACGAATGACAATGTTTGAAGGTGAATCAGGCTTAATGATTAATCTTAATCCTGCACCAACTGGCTCACAAATAAGCATGTTTGGCTCTGGTTATACTTATTTTTATTTAGCCGCACATCATATTGATGCAGATCCAACTAAAACGACATTCAAAGCCGCCGATCGTGATGTGTTTTTATTGTTTGCATTGATAGCGGCCATGACTGAACTAGCGGCTATGGGTGTCACTGAACCTTTGCAACTGCATCGCGGTATGGGCTCTATGCCTGCCAGTGGCACACCACAAGCATTAGTCGAACTATTAAGTAAACAAGTGGACTTGCGGCGATGAGTAGTTTTGTTGTTGAGGTGAATAATCGCGTTGTGGTCAATGCGTTGCAAAAGGCGACTAAATCGATGCCTTCAGATATTGATCATGCTGTACAACGAGCGGCGATTGAAGTTGGTCGCATGCTTAAACAAAATTCACCCAAGGCATTTTCAACGTTGACCAACAGCATTAAAGAAGATCAAGTCGCGTTAATGGAATGGCGTGTTGGACCACATGTTGATTATGCTCAATATGTTGAAGAGGGCACGAGCGGTGGCGGTAATGTGCCTTTCCCAGCTTTATTGTCCTGGATAAAAGTAAAAGGCATTCAGCCTCGTAATCCCGAATGGAATTTAGATGATCTTGCATGGGTTATCCAAAAATCAATACTGGCCAAAGGTACGCGTAAACAACCTTTTGTACAGCCCGTTATTGATAGTGGTTTTGCACAACAAAGGCTCAATCAACTTGTTGCTCAAGCAGCTGCAAGATCAATTGCTGAGGCTGGCTTGTAATGTGGTTCGATATATTAATGGCTTTAAATAACCACTTGATAGCCACGTCCGAATTAAACGGCGTGGCCATTGTTGTGGGTTCTGATACTAAGATCCCGCAAGGTGCAACGGTAGTGCTTATTCGCGGTACGTTTGACCCAAAAACTACCGAGCCTAAATCGCGAGATAGTCAGCAACTCTATGTTGAATGTTGGCAATGGGACGAAAGCGAATCACCCACAAAAGGCTATGAGAAATTAGCAGAGCTCGAAGGTATTGTTATGAAAGCATTGAATGACTTTGGTGCTGGAAGTAACCGCGTTAATAACAAACAAGTTCGAGTGATACTCGGACAAACAGAACCTGATGGCGATGCATTTCGTCCCAGCGTAGGCAGCCGAACTGCCGTTACCGTTCAATGGCAATAGGAGACAATACCATGCCTGAAAAAAAAGTAATAAAAGTAAAAGTGAAGCTTGTTGCACCTCACACCCATGCTGGTGAAAAGTGCAAAAAAGGCGACACTATTGACGTCACCACAACACAAAAAACGTGGATGGCAAAACGTGGCTTAATTGAAGGAGAAGGCTAATGGCCGGTGTATTAGCGTCAGGTACGCTCTACCTAAATCGTATTATTAATGGTACTAAACAAGGCCGCGTAAAAGTGCCAGGTGTGGCCACCTTTAGTATCTCCCCTAAATCAGATAAAAAAGAAGCAACATCAAAAGACAAAAATAAATATGGCCAAGTGGTTGCCTCTGTTTTATTGCCACAACCTACAGAGTTTAAAGTCACCATTACCGATGTCGATGGCCCTGCATTAGCGATGGCCTTGATGGGTGACTTATCAGTGTTAACAGTAGGTGGCGGCACGGTTACTGGTGAAGCCGTGACAGCAAAACTTGATACCTTTGTTGATTTGGCTAACAAAAATCTCACTGCTTTGAGTGTTATTGTTAAAGATGCAGCCGATATCATTACGTATGTTGAAGGTACCGATTATGAATTGAACTATGCGTTAGGCTGGGTTAAGCCTATTTCTGGCGGTAGTATTGCTGCAGATGCTGTACTGCATATTGATTATGCGCATGGTGCGATTACAGGCCAAACTATCAACGGTTCAACATTAGCCGAAGTACGTGGCGAATTTGTCTTGGACGGACAGAACTTAGCCGATGGCAAAGATTTAACCGTGTATGTGGATGAAGGTGTTGTCGCTACGGATGGCGAAGTTGATTTTATGTCTGATGATTTCGTTGAACTATCTTTAGCGGGAACGATGGTTACACAAACAGGCAAAAACCAACCGTATGTGGTTGAACTTGGTAAAACATTGAGTTAACCAGCACTAGTGGTTGGTCGGGTTTTCCGACCAACTGAAATGTTAAACGATTTAGCCTGTTAGGGATGATGGGCTATTTTACTGTGTTAATGCACCATTATAAGTGCCATCTAATGTATAGAAGCCAATCACTTCATCGAGGATAGTGGCGCCGAAAGCATTTTTCCCACGGTATGTCATTACAACCATAATGTGATTTTCTTTATTAACGTAGCGTGTTGAAACGTGTTCAAAACTGCTGGGATCATTCATGACTGCTTTAGTTCTCTTCACAAAGTCTCGGTGAGAGCCATCCCACGCACTAAATTGGCTTTCTATCCTTTCTGTTGGTGTTATGAATTTTTCAACATAGACTGGCGCTGCCACTTCCTTGTCCGTAGTTTCTGAACCGCCAAACAATAAAATAAAAACCCAAACAACAACGGCGCTAGAGATTAGAATTATATTTCTTTTTGCTATCCCCATCTCTTTTGCGCTAAGGGTTTTTGAAGCTCCAATTGGTTTTCTAGTTTGGCTTTTTTGTGTTGATTTAGATTTCCCTAAAACACGTAATTCTTCTTCAGTAAATAAGACATTGCCACTGTCTTTTTCTTCTTTCATTTTGGCAACAGCCTCGGTGTAACTGAGGTTTGTTTCTTTCTTTTTAAACATACGATATTCCTTTATATTTGCACTGATGCACTATAAATCAACAATGACTTGTTGACAACAAAAGCGCAGTTCAGATATGATTCATTTGCACTGGCAAAATCCAGTGTCGGAGTTTGGAAGCTTCGGAATATTACAGGACGCCCAATCAGCCGCGTCACGCGGTTTTTTTGTGCCATAATATTATGGTGGTTGTGCGTGGGGGAGCCTTCGGGTTCGCCGGTGCCTGTATCCGGTCTTCCAACTCTGCGTACAATCATCACCCTGTTTGGAAGTAGGGTGATGGTTTAATCCATACAGGAGATTAACCATGAACTATCATCTCAACCCGCTTTCTGTGGGGCAATTTTCCATTTCTGAATGCGCCATGGTCGATAATGTGCCGCATGTCACCCGTAAAGCGATGGGTGAATTTCTCGAATATGCCGATCCCCAAAATGCAATCGATAAAATTTTAGAGCGAAATCCATTCATTAATTCCTATTCAGTACCTGTCAATATGTCAGGTGGTGATGGAAAAAATTACGATATTCGCGTTTATCATCCGGTCGGTTTTATGTCAGTCGTATTATCTAGCAATCAACCCAAAGCTAAATTAGTGAAAGAAGCTGTTGCCAATTTGGTTTATGACTATTCACGGCGCGATAAAATTTCAGCAGGGTTGGAGGTTCAGATCCGCTATCAGAAAATTTCGATCATCAACAAACTTGACCAAGTAAAAACACAGTTTGCCCGTGAAGGATTGATAGCGAGCCTTAGACAAGTGTGCCAGCAATTAGGTGAGCCAGTGCCCGATATTGGCCTATTAGGTCTGGGGGTGAGCCATGAACGCTGATCAGTTACGAGACTGCGGTAAATTCTGCACCGTTTCACAAGGGCTAGCAGTGTTAAGTTATATGATGTTTGAGTTTCGTGACAACACGGATTCACAGATTAATTTTGAATATCTTGTTGCACAAGTGCAGCTTATTAATATTTGTCTTAACGAGGCGATGGAGGTGTTTGACTAAGCCAATTTCCCCCCTGTTTTGCTTGACCAAAGCGTTGATAATGCCTAGCACTAACTAAAGGTAAAGCAATCGCGAAAAGCCACGGTTTCCATTATGGAACCGTGGCTTTTTTTGGGAGAAAGTATGGCAGGCAAAGCGGTTGAGATTCTACTCAAAGCAAAAGACTTCGCTTCTGCACAAATTGCAAAAGTAAATGAACGTGTCCGAGCAATCGGCCCTGCTAGTGATAGCTCGGTGGCTGGCAATGAGCGTTTATCTTCATCCTTTTCAACGCTAACATCACGCATTGGTGCTTTTATTGGTGCGACAGCAGGCTTTATTGCTGTTAAAGGTTTTTTTGAAGGTGTAATTAATACTGGTAGCAAGTTTGAAACATTACAAACTCAGATCGACGCGGTAACTGGAAGTGCTAAAGCTGGTGAGGAAGCATTTTCATGGATAAAACAATTTGCTAAAGACACCCCGTTCCAGCTTGATGAGGTTGCTACTTCATTTATAAAACTCAAAGCGTTTGGTCTTGACCCACTCGATGGCACCTTTCAAAAGTTAGTCGATCAATCATCCAAATTGGGTGGTGGCCAAGAAAAATTAAATGGCATTATTATCGCGGTAGGCCAAGCATGGGCTAAGCAAAAATTGCAGGCTGAAGAAACGCTGCAGTTAGTCGAGCGTGGTGTACCTGTTTATGATCTGCTTAGTAAAGCTTTAAGCAAGACAACGGCCGAAATACAGCAAATGAGTTTTGATGGTGAGTTGGGCCGAGATGCAATTAAGGCGCTCATTGATGAAATGGGTAGTAGCTCATTAGGTGCCGCCGCGGCACAGATGGAAAATGCTTCCAGTGTCGTTTCAAATTTAAAAGATCAAATTACTGAGTTTTTCGCTGAAATTTCTGATCAGGGCGCATTGGAATACTTCAAAAGCCAACTAAAAGAACTCTCAAGCACTATTAAGCAGATGGTTGCCGATGGCAGTTTGAAAGAGTTTGCCAAAGATATAGCTGACGGCATGATATCAATGGCCAAAGCAATCAAAACGACTGTTAGCACCGTCGTTTCTTTTACCTCAGAAATAAAAAGCATGGTCGCCGCTTTTATCACGGTTAAATTTGTTCAATATACCGCGGCTTTTTTTCAAATAGCTAAGGCTATAACAGCGGCCAAATTTGCACAGATAGGCTTAAACATTGCAATGCGTGCCAACCCGATTGGGCTTTTAGTTACTGCTATTGGTGCGTTGTACATTGGGATTGAAGCCTTAGTTAATAAATATTTTGACTGGTCGACAAGTGCTGAACGAGCAGCAAGAGATCAGCAATTAGTCGCCGATCAAGCTGAGGCCGCTGCTGAAAAATACCGAGCATTAACTGAGCAACTTGGCTTGCAGATCACTAGTGAAGAAGATTTGAAGGCGGCTGTTGATGCTGGTTTAATTTCACTCAATCAAAAAACACAGGAATATGAGCGCGTAAAAACAGCGGCTGAATTAGCCACACTTGCCCAGAATAACTATGTATCAGCCTTAACCGGTGTTACGGCTGAAATTAACTTGCAAGCGAATCAGATGGTAGCGGGTGCATTTGCTGGCCAACAGTTCAAAGCCAAGCTAGATGAGATGACAGCAAGTAGTCAAGGGCTTGCTGGTTCATTATCGTCTATGTCGTCGGGCGTTTTTGCTGAATTTATGGCGGCATCTGAAGAAATGTTAGCTGGCAACTTTTTAACAGATCTTGAAACGGCTGATCTAAAACTCGTATTAATGTCAGAGTCATTTAAACGGCTTGGCGTTGATACTGAATTACTACAATCTGGTTTAACTTCTGCTGGGTTGGCTGCGGTCAAGACTTTTGCATTTATTGCCAATCAAGCCGAAGCAACAGGTGACGTATTATTACTTTCAATTGATGCTGCATTAACTAAAATTAAAAATAATAGAGGTATTGATGCGATTACTGCCGAAGTAGTTAAGTTGGCAAATACAGGTCGTTACACAAGCGATCAAATCCTTGCAATGATGAGTAAGATCGATGCCGCCGCTGAAAAACTCATAAAGCCAATTAAAGAAATAAATAACCTCCTATCAAACTTGGGAAAGGACATTGGTGCAGCGGATACCGTAGAAGCACTTGAAGACTTAAGCATAGCTGCGACAGATGCTTTTTCACAGGGAAAGATTACAGCCGAAGAATATAATGATCTTATCGAAGCTATTCAAAATAGGTTGGCTGATGTTAATGCGTTATTAGAGAGGCAAATACAATTACAGCAACAATTGAACGGCGAAAATGCTGACGGTGACGAACAGCAAGACGATGCTGAACGAAACCATCATCGCGAAAGAGAAAAATCAATACAAATAACGGGTCGATTGGGTGAAGCCACGGCGAAAGCACTCGACATATCAAACAAAGCCCGAGTTGGAACAATTCTAGGTGTTCAAGCAATACGCCAATACTTTGCCGGCGTAAATACGTTGGCAGCTCGACTACTTGAAGCAAGTGAGAACGCTGATAAATTTGCAGATAGCGTACTTAATACAGTGGATAGTGGTAACGCATCAGAACAGCAAATGGCCGGCTATGTTAAGCGATTGGAGCAAATGATCGCCGGCGGAAAGAACCTAGATAATCAATCACTCAGCAAACTACAAAATGCATTGTCAGCAGCCAAGAGCAAGATGGCAGCTCTTAAAGATGAAACAAAATCAGCTCAAGATGTGATAGCTGGGCTTGCAGGTGAGCTTGCCGGACTAGAAGGCGATCAATTGAAAGTTCAAGCGATAGAGGCTCAGCAACGGCGACTTGATCTGGAAGGAAAGATAGCTCAGGCACAGGCGGAAGGTAATGCAGAGGCGGTGGCTAGCTACAATAAAGCGCTGTCGTTGTTAGACAAGATAAACGCCAAAAAGAAACAGCAAATAATCGTGCAACAACAGGCTGACGCACAGCAAAACAATCAGCAGCAACAAAGCAGCACTAAGCAGAACGGCTCATCACCTATCTCTTCATCGACCAGCAATGGTGCTCAGGCAATACCCTCAGGCCGAACTGTGTCGATCAGTTTTGTTGATCCAAAAGGTGAGACTGTGACAGGCGTATTCCCTGAACGAGACGAAAACAAGATGATCGATATTTTCCGTAAATCGGGGGCGGTAACACGATGACAATAACACTTGATGGCATCACGTTACCGGCGGATCTTGATTGGCCTGATCGTTACAGTTGGTCGCCCGTTGTTCAGTCACTTGATTATTCATTGACAGGTGCGCCCGTTATTCAAGAAGCGGCAAAAACGGCAGGTCGTGAAATTACCTTAGTCGGTGATAACGAGTCGGCGTGGGTACTGAAATCGGTACTCGATCAGCTGTTAGCCAAAGCCAATACCGCCAATCTTGTGATGACATTAACGTACTACGGAACCTCGTTTAATGTGATGTTCCGTCGTAACACCAGCCCTATTGATGCTCAGCAAATCGTACCGTTTGCGAATCCACAAGATGATGATTATTACAGCCTGACACTCAGGTTTATTGAAGTTTAGGAACTACTGATGCCCATTCAAACGCAAGATATAAGAATATTAAAATCGGACACCATGAGTGACGTTCCCGAGGGCGGTGGCGGCATGACAGGGAACGTAATTGTTGACGGCCAGAGTAATAATATATTTGAAGACATCAGCACGCTAGACAGAGTTTATGGCGCCGTTCACATGCGGAAGGTATTCCCAAGCGTCAACACGCAAACCCAGGACAAATACTTCGGTTCGCACGTTATCATCAGCAAGCTACCAGGCGACGGGAAGATCGGTGTCAATTTATTTAATACTGGCGATTGGTTCGACAGACGACCAGAAGCACAAAGCCGCGTCGAAAACTACCGGGCGAAAGGCGCAACATACAGTGGGTTTTTATGGGCAACGCAATGGAAAGATAGCCGGATTATTTCAATCTTTCAATCAGAAACAGCACCAGTACCAGGTATCGGCGATGTTCTTTATTTAACGAATAAAGCGGCAACAACGACGCAGTTTATAAAGATCACTAAGCTAGAGGAAAGCGTTCAAACATTTACCGATAATAGCGGAACATTCAGTCGTCGGATTTTATCGATTGAGATATCACAAACGCTAAACTATGACTTTGTTGGTAGTGAAATAAGCCGATTTGACACGTTATCACCAGACGCATCGGTCAAGACGACAGTTGTGGCAAATGCCGCCAAATATTACTCAGCCAGACCGCTGGCCGTTCAAGCAAACGACACCGACCTATCCGTAAAAGTAGATACGGTTTATAGCCAAGTGATCCCAAGTTCACAGCAAGAACTAGCCATCCTAGATGCAGACGCAAGCGGTGCAAGTGCTCAGTTAATTGACGCAGGGAATGGAAACGTAGCATTCTCAATAAGCACCAGTTTCGTGCCAGGGTTTAACCTTTACATGGGGAACCCGTGCCTGCCAGGAACACTATCGATCACCGTTCCAGGCGGCACGTTAACCGACAGCGGTGGCCAGGTGAAAAGCGGCGCCATATCAGTGGGAACCATTAACTACGCGGCAGGAACGATCAGCTTCGGAGCAACATCGCCAACATATTCAGGATCCAAAACGGTCACATTCAGACCGGCGGCGGCTCCTGTAAAAATAGCCGACACATCGATGCTTGCAGTTACTGCGGCAAATCGTGGCTTTGTTTGGGTGACCAATATTAACCCACCACCAGAGCCGGGATCGGTCGAGATCTCATTCATGGCGCTAGGGGAATGGTACTCACTATACGACAATGCAAGCGGCGGGTTATCCGGCCAGGAAGCAGGAATAGGCACGGGAACAATTAACTACGTCACCGGATCGATTTCATTATCATTATCAGCAATGCCAGATGCAGATAGCGCGATCATGCTTTCATGGGGAATGCGGTCGAATTACTTCAACCGTTCAAACTTCGCAGTGGAATCACCTAAATACAAATACACACTGGCAAACCAGGGTATCGCACGCGGAACGCTGACTATTGCATGGAATGACGGAATAGCACGACTAGCAACGGCAGACAATAGCGGCAACTTAACGGGTGACGCAACAGGAAAGGTTAACCACGCAAAAGGAACAGTGGAATTTACACCAACGACAATGCCACTAGGCGGTTCAAGTTTTACGATTGACTATCAGTACGGAACACCATTTGAGCAGACATTCCCATACCCAGCGAGAGACGGAAGTGGAAACCTTGCAATCGATTTATTGACGGCAGACGTATTGCCAAACAGCGTCGAGATTGAATGGAATACGTTTACTGATTTCACTGCACTAACAACAAGTGAAGAATTGATACCAGATCCAAGGGATCCGATAGAGTTAAGGGTTGATGACGGAGCGGGAGGATTTGTTAACGCGAGCAATGAGGTGCTAACGAAGACGGGCGGAACAGGGCTGGCCACGATCGATTACGTTAATTCGATAATCACATGGCAACCAGACGTGACAATCAGCATACCTAAGCCGGTTTATAATAAAGTGCTAGTCGGAACAAAGCCAGTAGATGGAACAGGGATGGGTGGCGGAATAGCGACTACGCCAGCACAGGTGCTGGGAACATTTAAGTACGTGCTGAGTAGTATCAGTTACGTGGAAGCACCATCGCTATACCCGAATGATACCAGCGGGTACGTTAAAATAAGATACCGAACGACTGACTCACCGGCGGCAGTTCAGGAAGTATTCACAGCAAATAGTGTCGAGATTGACCTAACAAACCAATTCGCAGAAGACATCGTGCCAGGCTCGGTAAGTTTTGAATTCTCAGGCAAGCGATACTATGACGTTTTAGGCCAGGTGTTCTTTGATATAAATCGATTAAACGGATCAGGCATTTACGCCGGATCAATTGATTACACCACCGGCAATATAACCATTACAAACTGGAACCAGGGCGGAACAACAGCCGTGGCATTAAAATCACTAGTCACATCAATAGCGACACAGCCCGTGGATGAGGTGACATTCAGAATACCTGGATCACCGATCAAAGTTCAGTCGTTCCAATTCCGGGTAAGCCCGCTCGATGGTGGCGGACAGCTTAACGGCGTTTCAGATGCTACTGGCCACATCACCGGAACCGATATCCTGGGCTTTATTGTTTACGCAACAGGCGTGGTCACTATTCGGTTCGGGATCTGGGTTACAGCGGCAGGAAACGAGGCGGAAGATTGGTATAACGTAGACGAGATAACTGCCGCCGGCGAGATATTCAAGCCGCGACTAGTTCACGCAGACACGATGCTTTATAACGCAGTAAGTCAGACGTTCCTGCCACTTGATAGCGCCATACTTGGACTTGATCCAGTTCGACTACCACAAGACGGCCGGATACCGGTATACGCACCAGGCGACGTAGTCGTCATTCTTCACGACCAGGCAACAACGGGAACTTATGTAAACGCAACCCAGACCGACCTGGGACGAGGCCGGATCTCAAAACTGACTGTAAGGGATAGTGCAGACCAAGAAATACTGGCCACAAGATACACGGCAGATCTCGATACTGGACTGATCGATTGGGTGGATCTCAGCGGGGTAGCACAACCACTAACCATCACCGATAGAATCGAAGACATGGCTATTTTGACAGACGTGCAGATAACCGGAACCTTGTCACTTTCTCAACCATTAACGCACGTTTTCCCTGTTGGCGAAACGCTGGTATCAAATGCGGTTATTTATGGGGATTTATTCGCCCATACATCGATACCATTTGACCAACAGACCTGGACAGGGGTATGGAGTAACACGCTCATCGGAAGCCAGGTATCGGCACAGTACAACAACTCAGGGTTTCCAATTGAAGTTGATAACGCAAGTGCAATCCAGGAGCGCTGGCAGGTCATATTCACAGGAGCAACCACGGTCAATATCATCGGAGAAAGCGTGGGCCAAATCCTGACGGGGGTTAGCATAGGTACCGGAATCGCACCGATAAACCCAAACACTGGCCAGGCTTACTTCACTATACCAATAAGCGGCTGGGGCGCCGGCTGGTCATCAGGCAACGTACTCCGATTTAATACCATAGCGGCCAACGCACCGACATGGATAATTCAGAGCATAGCCCAGGGCGAAGCAACCGATACCGACTATACATTTTGCCTAGAAGTTCGTGGCGACATTGACACACCATAGGAAATACAAACATGGGTATAGGATTTTCAATAGCATTACGAACTGCACGATCACAGGCAATCATTGATGCTTTAGATGGTGGAGTAGGCGCGAACGCAACCGTTCAGCTATACGGAGCAGGGGCAGGAAGACCAGCAACCGGAGTAGCGGTGACCGACCAGACGCTAATCGGCACGCTGACGCTTTCCAACCCAAGCGGAACGGCGACGGCTGGCGTTTTGACTTTTGATGTTATCGCAGATGACAGTAGCGGTGATGCAGACGAAGATATCGAATGGGCTAGGTTTTTTGATACAGACGGAGTGTTCGTAACCGATATGGGATGCGGGATAGCGGCAAGTGGTGAAGCAATCATATTCAACACGCTGACCGCCAGAATAGGTGGCGTTATTCAGATATTAAGCGGCTCACTGACAGAAGGTAATCCTTAATGCCTATACCTTTAGATCATGTTGCATTCTATACGATGGATAGCGTCACAGGCGCTGTTTTGAATGACGAGGCAAATTATTCAGATGGCACAATAAACGGTGATGTGACCCAAGTTGATGGCGCTATAAGAAAAGCATTGAGTTTTGGTGGACTAGACGCTGATTACGTTGACATTGGGAATTTGTGGGACTTTATAACCAACACCGGTATTTTTCACATATCGTTCAAACTGAGTCTCGATGCAATACCGCTTCCTAATAACGTAGTTATGGCCAATACACCCGCCGCGTCAGCAGAAAAGGGTTTTATGATTGCTGTCAATTCGGGTGGCGATATTAGGTTCGATATGGATAGGGGTGTCGGCACATCACCTATCATAACGACGACAACATCAGGGTTAGGTTTGATCTTGGATATTTACTACGACATACAAATATCCGGCGATGGGGTTGACCTGCGAATTTATCTTGACGGAGTGTTACGTCACACAGCGTCTTACGCGCAAGCGTTCTCAACAGGGGCAAATACACGATCACTACATCTAGGTAGAGCGAATCATACATCTTTATATCATGCAACAGCCTGCAAAATTGATCAGCTTAGATTTTTCGATAGAACATTATCAGTCGATGAAATAACATCACTGCTAAATGAGACTTATTATCTACCAACCGACTTCATCGCTCACTACACGATGGACAATATCATTGGCGACCAACTCAAAGATGAATCCGGATCATTCGATGGGACTATAGTCGGTGCGCTACCAGTTGCGGGTTTGATTGGGAACGCTTTGAATTTTAATGCTGTAGGTGAATATGCTACGTTAGGTACTTCTAGTGATTTTGATTTCAGCACAGCAAGTTTCTCAATATCATTATGGTTATTTCAATCCACAGTACAAGATGCGGGCATAATCTCAAAACGTATTGGTGGCTCTAGTGGATGGGTTTTAACGACAATGGCGACAGGTGCAGTGTGCTTTAGATCTGCAATTGGCGGCGCATGGGTTGACACAAGGATGCCAACTGCATCTGGACTACTTACACCCAACACATGGCATCATTTAGTGCTAACTAGAAATGGAGCAAACTGGACTATATACGTCGATTCAGCAATAGGCTCGACGCTTACTATTGCTGGAGCATTGAGTAATGTTGGAACAGCAATTGAGCTTGCAAGATCGGATTCGGTCAACGAGTTACCTTATAATGGTTTATTAGACCAACTCCGCATTTATGACCGCATAGTAAGTCAAGCAGAAGTAGACTCGCTATACACAGAAGGATCACTTGTAAATGGCTTACTTTCCCACTACACAATGGATAACATAAGCGGCACGACACTGTTCGACGAAACGGGAAATTACGACGGCACGTTAGTGGGAACGGAAGCAACGCAGGTTGATGGTTATTTAGGAAAGGCTTTATCATTTGGTGGCGCTGGTTCCGTGACAACTACGCTTTTAGGATTAGCAGATATGTCACTATCATTCTGGCTAAATGTTCCTACGCTAGGGACGTTATTCTTATATTCATTTGGGGAAGAAGGGTACGAGGTACACATAAATTCAGCAGGATCCATTAGGATCTTAAACTACAATTCCACAACCCTATGGGATGCACCCAATGCCACACTAACTACGGGTCTTTATTATCATGTCGTAATTATACATACAGCAACTCCCGCACTATTTGTTAATGGAGCGCCTGTTTCATTAACAATAAGCACTCTAACTACAAGCCCCCTCACTGCGACATTAGTGCTGGCAAGACGAAATGGTGTGACACCATTCTATTTAATTGCTGATATGGATCAATTTAGAGTTTACAACCGACCATTAGCCCAAGTCGAAATAGACGCGCTATATTACGAGGAAATACTAACCAAAATTTTAGCCGGCACCATCACCGAAACACTCGGCGTAACAAACTGGCACGTCAGATGCTATCGAATTGATAACGGAATTTTGACAGGCACAATAGACACAACAAATGGAACGTTTAGCATTGATGTAGGCTTTGCGAATGGCGTGCCACACATGATCACAGTCGTTGCAGACCAGGGTACGCCGTGGAAACAAAGCATGTCAGTGATTATAAATCAGCTTCGATACCCAACAGATCCGAATTCAACACCATATTATTACAAATCAACAGTGGGCGGGACAACAGGGGCAACGGAGCCAGCATGGGTGACAACGCCAGGACAGACCGTCGTGGATGGGGAGGTTACATGGGAGTGCGTCGAACGAATGGTGCAACCGATAACACATAGCCCGCTTAATCCAGTTTAGGCCGATATTGTGGCCGATTACACGCCAATAACATCGTTTAGCTTTAATGGGACAACGTACACACCAAGTACAGCGTTTGATTTCACTGCTGGAGTCACGATTGATCCGACAGGAAATATAGCAACAAACCTAGATAATGCAACGGCATCGTTCACAGCCTATAACGCGGCCCAGGCAACGATAAGCAGTACGCTGGATAACACAACAGCATCACTTTATGGTTACGTCGCTGTGCAAGGCGATATAGAAGCAACGCTCGATGGTATAACGGCCGTTTTCGATGCTTACATTCCCAATATTGCCGACATAACCGCAACGCTTGAAGGACCGACAGCCAGCATTATCGGCAAGCTGATCCAGAACCGGGGTATCATTCAGAGCCTCACGCTAGACAATACCGTCGGCGGGATTATTGGCAATTACGATCCAAACGTTACCCGGTGGATCACGGCAAACAAGAACGTGCTCTGGCAAGATACGGCGAAGATGCCACCCGTTAAAATAGCCATGCCGAGAAACCAGGGCGAGAGAATCGATCACCAGGCACGGGATCAGCAATCAGATGGAACACTGCAGACAACAAAAACCGGGATAGATATCGAGCAGGGAACCCGGATCGACATTGCCGATATTGCATCGCAGGACCAAGGGTCTGAACTCACGACTAAAACAGCAATCGCCAGGGACCAGGGAACCAGAACTGACATGGGGATAATTCATGCCAGCATTGACGACGGGGCGATATTCAATACAGCGACCGAAGTAATAGCACAGCAAATGACGAAGGTCTACCCTAGCGATTGGCACGCTCGCATTCAAGATAGCGGAGCAAATCAGCATGACTTCCTGCACTCGACACATGCCGAGCCACCGCTAGAGTTCCAGTACACCCCTGATCGATGGGATACGATATCCTTTGATTATTCACCAGGCGAATACGCAGTCACAAACGCGTTCGACTTTAGCTTTGGTGTCCAGGTGAACATGGCGACCGGCCATAGCTTCGGGGTAGCGAGATCAGAGTTTTACTCACCAAGCCAACAAGTAACAAAATCACGCGAAAATAAAGAATGCGTAATAGTAGAAGAATCAAGACGGCCGCCACGCGGAAAATCAGTCTGGATTGATTATCCAAGACCAGACCCAGATCCGTTACCGCCAACAGGAACGACGATCACAATCCCATCAAAAGGGGCCTACATTATGGAAAACACGACAAGCGTCACGCTGGAAGATTTAACCGACATCGAGATGGACAGCATATCGCTCAAATTCGATGCGGACAGTTTTGCGTGGCAGTTCAGCGGGACGTTGCTAGATCCTGCCCAATTGCCATTAGTGAAAAAGTTACCAGATGGCAGCACCATTAAATTGATTATTACCATTAATGGTAAAGTCTTTCATGTATTTGTTGAAGAAAAAGCGAAAAAACGCCGTTTTGGTAAGACAGAAATTACCATTTCAGGTCGATCACTCAGTGCCAAACTAGCATGGCCATACTTTCAACCATCAACCGGTACCCAAGGTTCGTTATTAACGGTTCAGCAATTGGCGGATCTGCATTTGCCTGCAGGTTGGACTATTAACTGGTCGGCGGTTACATGGAATGTCACTGCCGGTGCCTATAGTTACCAAAACAGAACACCCATTCAAGCTATTGCAGATATTGCACTGACCATGGGCGCAATGATTGTGCCGTCGACCGAAAGCCAAGAGCTAAATATCATGCCGCGTTATCCGGTTTTGCCGTGGAATTTTGCCGCCACGACGGTTGATGTAGCCATTCCTGAAGCCGCTATTTTAGAACTCACCGAGCGTGATACCAGCAGGCAATATGCCAACGGTATTTATATTCATGGTGCTGAAATTGGTGGTGTACTTGGGTTTTGTCGTTTGAACGGCACGGCGGGCGATGTGTTATTGCAAACCGTCAGCAATCCGATCATGACGGATGTGATCGGGCTTCGTGCTGCTGGCGAACGTTATCTTGCCGGTGAATATACTCAACCTGAAATTAGTGCGGTGAAAACCGCGATGGATGGCACAACCATACCGTTTATTGATGTTGGTACTTTTGTGGGTGTGACCGTTGATGGTGTGGAAACAAAAGCGATTGTCAGTGGCGTGACCATCGAGACTAAATTTCCTGATGTGTTCCAAGAAATAAAACTAGGTGAAGACACTCAAAACAGCTGGCTGGCGTTTCAATCATTATTGCCCAAAGACCCACTATTAGTGGGAACGCTCACCAGTACTGATGGCACAACTTCGATCATTCAACTCATCGATGGGGGTATTGTCAGAGTGCGTGGCACCGGCACCGTGAACAATAAATACTATATTCGTTCAGGCCAGATCCAAGGTGATGCACCGAATATGGTGCAGAATGATATTGTTATTTAATTCTGTACCAATTTACTTTATCTGAATCTTTATTCCAGAGAACTTTGCCATCAAGGTTCGTTCTATATGTTTGGTCAGATAAGCCGCCATATGCCCCATAACCATTCTTTGCACGATAACTCAATCTAACTCGATAGCCATCGCCATTTGTACGCGCAGCTAACCAGGTTAAATCTTTAAGTGAATCAGGATCTTTTAAGGCTAAATCTAAGTAAGAAAGAATACTGGTTTTTATGTGTTCGGGAATATCTGTATCTTGCCAAGCTCTTTCTGCTTCTTGCTCAGCCATAAATTGATCAGAGGCACGTTGAGCAGATAAAAGGCGTTCTTCCTCTAAACGTTGCTGTTTCTTCTCTTGCTCGGTTACCTTTGACCATTCAGTGATTTGTTCAGATGAGCAGGGATTTTGCTGAAAGCTGATGCTGCCATCTTGAGTTTTGCATTTGAACATTGTTGCCGACGCATTAGCGCTAATAGCCAGAGCAAAAAACAGCATGACCAAAGATAATGTGTGCCTCATCATGGTTATTTCACGCGTTTAAAATTATCGTCATTCTCACAATAGGCTAGGGCATCGAAACAAAGCCCTGTTAGTCTCATGATGTCGGATGGTTCAGGTAAGTTTATGTGGTCATTAGGCTCAATGGTTAGGCCTGAACGCTCAACTTCTTGTCGATGTTTGGCTGTTAATTCAATGCCAAAGTGGACTGTGGGGCTCTTTTTATCGCCATGATAATGCAATAACCAGCGATTGTTTTTGCCTTGAAATACAATACCAAAATAGCTCGCCGTATCTTTTGCTTCGATATTTTCAACCGCTGTTTTTGTTTTCAAAATAGTCTGGGTATGTGCCAATAATTCGCGTTCTTGATGGGTGGAAACAATATTTGAATTATTGGGGTCAACGACTGCGGCAAGTGGGTCAAATGGTATTTCTTCTATCTCTTGAGCTGGTTCGGTGGATGATAAGCTATCAACAACCAATGAGCTTAGGACGTCTTTAACGGCTTTTTTAACGATTGGCGTCATGTTATCGAGAGTTTTTTGTGTCATTCGTAATGTGGGATCGGCTTGATTGGCCACAAATTTAACGAAGTCAGGATCGAGATTTTTTAGGCTATTTCGAATGACCGCCTTAAAGCTGGTTAGATAGGTTAAATCTTCAGCTAGTGTTCGCATGTTTTCTGTCTTCAGATAACCATAACGGAATTTAGCCAATTCAGATGAATCCAAAATACCCAAGTTTTTGAAGTCAATTTCAAGGAAAGGTTTTTCATCCATGATGTTGTTGTTAGAGAGATCAGTGTAAAAGGCCCATTGATGGCCATTGGTTACCGCACCAATGCAGACACTGGGGGTTGCATTGAAATAGCGAGACAGTTGTGGCATGTGTTTGGGCAGTTTTTGATCAAAAGGTTTAGCCTCAATGAACATGACTAATTCACCTTCGGAGTAAAGTGCATAATCAACACGCTCACTATTTTTGGCGCCGGTGAAATCAGCACAGTATTCAGCTCTGACCATAAGCGGATTAAACGGGCTATAACCTAAGATGTCTAGCAACGGCAGAATAAGTGCCTGTTTCGTTGTTTCTTCGGTTTTGCAGTGAGGCCCAGCTTCTGCAATATGCTCGCTATGTTCTTTTATTCGTTGTGTAAAATTATCCATCACCACTTCCTTATTATTAATCACTCAAATCCCGAATTAAATTCATTACTGCTTTTTTGTGTTTAGGCGAGAGCTTCTTAAACATGATCGTTAAAGCAGCGTCTTCAAAGTCGTTGACCTTGCTTTCTTGTATGCCATGGTGCTTGGTTGGGCTAGATTCCCATCGTTGAGCAAAAAACAATCGCATGACGATTTCTTGATTTAGGCTATTTCTATGCACAGTGCCGTGCATGCGTAACGATTCCTTTAGTTTTTCATCTAAGCGGAACTGGAACACCTCAGTATTAAGTTTTGTCGGGCTTGATTGTTTAAACAGCGCAACATCCTGTTCTGAAAACTCCTTATCTAAGACTGAATTAAGCTTAAATATAACTTCACTATTATTACTTCGTCGGCTTTCTTTAGCCGACAAAATCAACCAGTCCAATGTCTGGACAGGTAAACGCAGACTGTAGGAAACCGTTTTATTTTTCATTAGATGCAAAGTGTAGCTATTTTATGTTGACGTAAATAGATGCAATCTGTATTGTGAATCCATATTGCATTTATAAGGAAGTCGGGACATGACTACATCAACAGAGAATAAAGTGAAATCTTCATCTATTAGGTTCCCTATAGAATTACTGGATGAGCTTACTGTCGCTGCTAAGAAAAACTTACGGTCAACAAACAGCGAGATAGTGCTTAGATTGAAACGAAGCTTAGTCGCTGGCCGCGATAAAAATTAAAAGAAGTGTAGTTGTCTGATCAGGGTTGCACCCCTGATCAGACGGTTTGAGGCTCTGGCTTTTCGGTCACCTTTTGCACTCGTTGCAAAGCATACCCCAGATGCCTCTTTAGTTGATAGTCGATTAAAGCAGGTAAACAACATGAGTAACATGTACGACCCAATTGAAACAGCCATGTATGACATGGTGCATGATTTCCCCGGCGGCGCTGTCAAGCTGGCTGCCCGTGTCAATATGAATGCTGGCACGCTCAATAACAAAATTAACCCCTCCATGGAATCTCATCATTTGACGCTGAAAGAAGCCGTCAACCTGATGCTCGCGACCAATGACCTTCGTTTACTACACGCAATAGGCACCGAACTCGGTTTTGTATGTGTGCCTGTTGGGCATTTGGCTGGCGTTTCTGATATTGAATTTTTGTCTGTTTTTAGCAGAGCAATGTCAGAAGTCGGCGATATGAGTCAAGCCGTTTACGAGGCTTTCAGCGATGGGAAAATCACGCGAAAGGAAGTGGAGTTAGTGCGTAAAGAAACGGTTGAAGCTATGGCTGCACTGGCTGAACTGCCGTCTCGACTTGAATCAATGTGTGATGAGTAAGTGTTGCCCAGCCTAAATTCAGCTAGTTAGGTTGGGCTTTTTTTTGAGATTTATTTTCTGGGGTGCGTTATGGAAATGAAAAGATATTTAACGGTTAGTGAAGAAAAAACATTGTTTAAAACGGTCGATGGCGTGGCGGGTGTATTGGCTCAGCGCGATGGTGCTTGGATGTTATTGCTTCGTCAAACTGGCATGCGTATTGGTTCATTAGCCGGATTAACGGTTGCTGATGCGAGACATGGCCTTGCGACTAATTATTTAGAACTAAAAGATGAACATGCCAAAGGTGGGAATGGTTACCAGATATTTTTAAACAAAACATCAAAGGCCTGTTTACGAGTTTTGTTAAGCAACCGTATCGAAATGGGTTACACCGCCGAACCTGATATGCCGTTAGTGATGGGCCGTAATAATCAAGGTTTGAGCATTCGTAGTTTTCAAAGTCGTATGCGAATTTGGGTTGATAAATCATGCATTGCCATGCCTGCTTCGCCACACTGGTTTCGGCATACGTTGGCAATGCGAATTATGAGCCAATCCACTGCCACTAATAAATTGGGCGTTGTGCAAGCAGCATTGGGCCATTCAACCGCTGATGCAACGATGATTTATACCCGTCCAAATCGTGAAGATGTTGCTTTAGCAATGGAGGAAGCGTCATGACTTGCACCTTCATCAGCATCGATACGGATGGGAAGGCAATCACTTCAGCTTTTGGCAACTTGCACCGTCACCCTAGAAATTACTGTGAAATGGCGAATATTGACCTAAAAGTGGGTGATGCGCGTATCGGAATTAGGTTTAAAACATGGCAAGAAATGATCTCTTTTTGTGACGAGCATAATTTTACTTATAAAGATGATCGAACCGGTGTTGATAAGTACATCAGCCGCATGAGTATCTAACCATGATTGCCATTTCGATCATCATCTACATCGTGCTGGGCGTGATTGCGATTTTATCCGATTCGCTCACCGTACAAACCGAGGCTAAAGCTGTTTTCACTAATAATTTTACCTTTATGTTGGCGACATTGCTGTGGCCGCTGGTAGTGATATGGGCGAAATACAAATGGTATCAACGACTAAAAGGGTAAACCTAAGCCGTTTACCGCCTGACCGTAAACGATCGGCGTGGGCTTGGGTTCAAAAAAATAGACCGGAACAGGCTGGGCTTATTCAATCAGCTTCGTTTCAGCAACTACTAACAACGTTCAATGGTGAGGTCATTATTGAAATGGAGATTAACAATGAGAAAAATTGAACAACTACAAGAAACAGCTTTGTTTATTTTGGAATCAGAAGGCGATATGCAAACCCATCAAATCGCCTCGATGTGTCAGCCCGCTTGTTCGGTTGCAGCTATGACCATTGCTCTCAATCAGTTGCGTGAAGAAGGCGAAATCAAAAAACGAGGTTTGAATTGGACCTTAGTTGCAGACGAGGAGGCTGCAAATGCAGACGCGGCTTGAATCGGTGTTGGAGTCAACCGCGAACATCGCCACCGGCATGATGGTGTCATTCCTCATGGGCATGTTGGTGTACCCATTATTTGGTTTTGATGTGTCACCTTCCCAAAATTTTTGGATTGTGATCATTTTTACGATTGTTTCTTTTGCACGTTCATATGCATGGCGTCGTTGGTTTAACGGCCGTTTAGTGCGGAGGCTCAATCGTGGCATCAATAGCTGAACTTAAATCACGGATTGATCTGCATGACTTAGCAGACAAATTAGGCATGAGCCGCCCAGGTGGCCGTGGTAATTATCGTAGCCCTCATCATGATGATAAATCACCCAGCCTGTCTATTTTTGAAAAAGAAGGTAGTCAAGGCTGGAAGGATCACTCTAATGGTGATGGTGGCAGTTGCGTCGATTTAGTCATGTACACACATGCGCTTGATGTTGCTGAAGCCGTGGTTTTTTTGCATGAACTGTATGGCCTTCCACTGGATAAACCTAATTCAGATCAACCCAGACAGGAGACAACGCGTGCAGAATACATCGCTGACAAATGTTTTGAACAAACTGAAGAAACGGTTCGTTACCTCACCGGTCGTGGCATTAATGAAGACGTGGTTCGTGGCGCCATCAAGCGTCGATCAGTGGGATGGAATAGTTGGATCTCAACCCAAGTTGGACCTGGCAATTTTGGTCATGGTGGCCCTGCTTGTGCTTTTATCGTAAAAACGCTTAATCCTGGTCGCGTAGTGGCCGTTGATTTGCGATATGAAAATAAAGACTTAAACGGCGGCACTAAAACACAATGCCAAGGCGAAAAATCGGGTCATGTTTGGTATGACGATTTAAAAGCGATTAAGGCCGCACATACTATATATATAGTGGAATCACCGATTAACGCCTTGTCCGTTGCATCGGCAAAAATACCCGGTGCACAGGCTGTGGCGGTGCGTGGTTTAAATGTGCGTGCTATCGATTGGTCATTTTTAATCGGCAAGCGTGTTTTGATTTGCCTTGATGCTGATTTACCTAATGACAAAAACGAACGCCCGGGGCCAGAAGCAGGCTGGACATTACACGAAATATTACTTGGCTTAAATATATCGGCGATGATGGTCGACCAGATGGATTGGGCTGAAAATAAGTGGAATGATGTAAATGATATTTTGATGAATGATTCTGCTTCAGCCTGTCATTCAGCTTTACGCAAGATTGAGCCTTGGATTATTTCAGGTTTACCAGGTAAAGATAGCGTAGGTCGTTCTCGACTCTATTTGCCACCACATGATTTTGGTCAATATTGGCGTTATCGTGCAAAAGAAGACTTCACTACCTACGTAAAATCGTTTGAAAAAAGCGAAGAGGGTATGGATGAAGAACAATTTAGCGATGTAGCAGGCTTTAGAGTGGCCGGTATTTCCCGTGTGACCATTGCCAGTGCAACAGCCACTATGACCGGCGAAAAAGACACACAACCTAACACCACCTTTGCCGTTTCTGTACAAACCCCTCGACATGGCGCCAAGTTAATTCGGCGTGTGTTTGAAGATGAAAAACTGCACAACCTTGACCAGTGGCGTAAGTTTGGTCCAGTATTCAATCAAGCCGTATTTTCAAGGATGATAAATGTGCTGGAACGGAGTTCACATCTTGGTTCGCGTAATGCCGCCAATTTTGTCGGCCTATGCTGGCGCGATGGTCAGTTGATTATCAATGAAGGACCGGATACCTATTTCACCGATCCCGATAAACAATGCCCGTATCACAATCTGATTTTTCCCACGGGCAGTTTGTTCGATGCCAGAAAAGTCGTGGCAGCCTATCAAGAAACATTCAGGCACAACGCCGCATCAATGATGTTGGTGTGGAGCTTAGGCGCTCATCTTAAAAACTTGCTTGGTTTTTGGCCTCACATGACCTTGCAGGCCGATAAAGGCGCGGGTAAATCAACTTTGATCAAACGCCTTGAACGTACCATCGGTTTTACGATGTTTTCAGGCCAATCGCTGCAGACTGAGTTTCGTTTATTAACCTCAATTTCGCACACCTCGCACCCCGTTGGATGGGAAGAACTGTCGGCACGTCGGCAAGATGTTATCGATAAAGCAGTGGCCATGTTACAAGAAAATTACCAATATACCGTCAGTCGTCGTGGATCAGATATGACGGAATACGTGTTATCAGCACCCGTATTATTAGCCGGTGAAGATGTACCGGTTCGGTCATTGTTAGGTAAATTGATTCGCTCTGAGCTCACTGGCAAACGCGGCCCGTTAATGGCTGATGATTTACCTCGTTTCCCCGTTAAACAATGGTTGCAGTTTTTAACCACAAAATCACGCCAAGAAGTCAACGCTATTTATGGCAAAGCACGGCAATTTTGTTTTGATAATTCACGTGCCAAAGGTGAAGACGATGGCGCGGTGCGTATGGCTGGTAATTATGCCGCGATCATGACGGCATGGCGTTTGTTGTGTGACTTTATGGATATCCCCAAAGAATCCGGCAATTTTATTGGTGATTGTTTGGCTGAAATGAATAGCCATGTCAGTGAAACCAGTTCAGATCGTGAACCGTGGGTGTGGATTTTAGAAACAATCCTTTCTGAAATGGATAGTGGCCAATATCGCCACCCATTCAAGTTTGATCGCGTGACCTTAGTACCAGGTGAAGATGATGTCGAATGCCTACTCATTAGAACTGGCCACGTTATGGATCACATCAGCCATTCCCCTGCATTACGTGAAAAGTGGAATGCCTTGCCGGTGAAATCTGATCGTGTATTCAAAAAACAATGCAAGCAAGCAGGCGTGATCTTAAAAGATGACGTTGAAAAAATTATTAATGGAAAACGGGTGTGTCACATGGTGGCATTTAGTTTAGAAAATTTGGCGAAGTATGGACTGTATACATCAGCGCCGGAGCATATTGTATGAGTGTTCAGTTATTCCATGGCGATTGCTTAGATATCATGAATGAAATACCTAGTAACTCAATTGATATGGTACTGGCAGACCCACCATACGGCACAACTCATTGCGATTGGGATTCGTGTTTGGATTTGGAAATCATGTGGGGTCATTTAAAGCGAGTCATTAAACCAAATGGTGCCATCGTTTTAACAGCACAAACACCGTTCGATAAGGTATTGGGCGCATCTAATCTAAAAATGCTCAGGTATGAATGGATTTTAGAAAAGCCTGCAGCGACGGGGTTCTTTAACGCTAAAAAGATGCCGTTGAAAGCGCATGAGAACATCTTGGTTTTTTATAAGAAGTTACCTACCTATAACCCTCAGATAACACATGGCCACCCACGAAAAACATCGGGTCGACTGGATATCGGTTCTGAGATATATGGCAAACCTGTGAAAAAAACAAATTATGACTCTACTAGTCGGTACCCAAGAAGTATTCAAAAATTCAAAAGTGATAAGCAAAAAAAGAAGCTGCACCCAACACAAAAGCCGGAAGCATTAATGGAGTATTTAATTAATACATATACCAATAGTGGTGAGTGCGTGCTTGATTTCGTAATGGGTAGCGGCACAACAGGCGTGGCAGCTAAAAGACTAAACCGAAAATTCATCGGTATTGAGTTGAAAAAGATTCATTTTGATGCTGCCACAAGAAGAATCGAAAGTACTACCGCTGCGGATCGCTCGGGCTAATAAGCACCGCGTTAGGAAGATGGGCCTTAGGACTCCACCATCATAGCCTAACCGACTCGCCGGCGTAAGCGGCCCAACAAATAACTTAAAGCAATGTAAAGGATGATGAAAATGTTGATATTAACCAGAAGAGTTGGTGAAAAATTAATGATTGGTGATGATGTCGAGATACATGTACTCGGCGTTAAAGGTAATCAAGTGAGAATCGGTGTTAATGCACCTAAAGAAGTAGCTGTTCACCGTGAGGAAATTTACGATCAAATTCAGTTAGAAAAAGAAGCTGAAGAGCAATCAGATAAGGATGGTGAATCATGATTGCAGAGCCTGAAAAATGCTGCCAAAGCTGCAGACAATATAAACCTGTATCACTGATGAGCAAACGAAAAGTAACGGGGTATGACGGCGTTAAACGTTCGATTCTTCGTTGTAACCAGTGTTGGGAAATAAGGGGTAAATGATGACTATTGATATCGGTCGCTGTACTTCTTGCCAACGTGATGAATGCATTAAGCCTAAAGCGCGTGATTTATATCCTGAACTTGGCTGTGCTGATTGGGAAACGAAAGAAGTTTGCAATATCGATGCATCATGGCCTGAGACGTTATCAAAAGAAGTTGATCAGGCGATGGCTGGTAATGCTAATGGCTGACGTTGTTGTCGAAACTAGGGGCGAGATCGACATAGATGCAGTATCTGACTTCTTGTTACCGTTGCTCTTTAAGCATCTAACTGATAATAAAATTAATGAAAAACCAAGCCGCCCTTTATCTGAGATCCAGCAAAGACCGCAGTGATGTAAGCATTTCTGCACAACGACGAGAGTTATATTCGCTGGCTAAACAGCGAAATTTAGTTATCGTTGATGAGTATGTCGATGCGGTTGAGTCTGGTTCAACAGAAAACCGCCCAGGCTTTCAAGAAATGTTTAATGCGATTAAGTCTCGTGATCGTGCATGGGATACTATTTTACTGCTTGATACGAGTCGATTATCGCGCCGGCAATACATTTCCCATTTCTTTGAATATGAGTGCGAAAAAAAGAACATTACGCTTATATATAAGAGTCTACCTGTTGAAGATCCTATCAGTGCCATGATGCTGAAGGCTGTATTGCAAGCAATGGACCAATGGCATTCAATGATCAGCAAGCAAAAAGGGCTTGCTGGCATGTCTGAGAATGTTAAACAGGGTTTTCGTGCCGGTGGCAGTGCACCTCGAGGTTATTCTCTTGAGAAAGTCACCACTAAAACGATTCGTGATGGTGTCGCTGTGACTAAATCACGATTGGTCCCTAATGATGATGCTGAATTAGTGGGCGAGTTATTGTCATATCGAGCAAAAGGTCTACCTCGTCAACGTGTTCATGACAGCCTTGATATTAAGTGGCCAACAAATTCAACGTTGTCGATGGAATGGAATGCATTAACGTATGCTGGCCATACGGTATGGAATGTTCATGCTGAGCGACGTGAAGGTAAAAGCATTACAGGAATGAAGCGCCGGCCACGAAGTGAATGGCATATAAAAGAAAATACACACCAGGCATTAATCTCTCACCAACAAGCTGAAATGATACTGTCTCAATTAGAGTCTAAACAGCGTAAATCTAAGCCAACCAAGGCTATTTACTTACTCTCAGGTCTGCTTTATTCAGCTGAGACAGGTGAGAAGTATCACGGTGATCGCGCTAAATATTATCGGCTTGGTAAATCAAAACGCATCCCGTGTGACACGATAGACGATGCAATAATGAAACAGATCCTTTCGGATTTGCAATCAAATTACTTTATCAAGGCCATTACCAACAAAGCACGCGAAAAACTAAATCCACAAACTCGTAATGTGAAACGTGGCGCCATCACTCGAAAAGTTGACGATATCTCGAAAAAGATAATAAAACTGATGGATTTGATTACAGAAGTCGATGATACCGCGCCCTATATGGCCAGAATTAAAGATCTGAACACGCAGCGTGATGAACTTGAACTGAAGGTATATGAGATGAACCGGCTGGAAATGGACTCTAAAGACATCAATGAGTTTGATATTAAGCGTGCTTTAGCGTCATTGGCTACTGAATTACAAACATTGGATAGGGATCAGCTGAAGGATATGCTTTCCGTAATAATTAGCAAAATCAACGTTTTAGAGTCAACCCCCCAAAAGAGGGAACCCCCTAGAGCTGAAATTCACTATAGAATCAACTCTAGGGGGGTTGTAATGGCGTCCCCAAGGGGGTTCGAACCCCTGTTACCGCCGTGA